GATATAACAACTAGAGAACTTGGTACTGGTAAATCCAGGTTAGAAGTAGCTTACGATTTAGGACTAGACTTTGAAGTATGTCCTAGGTTAGAAGTAGATCATGGTATCGAAGCTGTGAGAAATAATTTAGATAACTGTTGGTTTGATAAGAACAGATGTAAATATGGTATTGATTGTTTGCGACAATACAGAAAACAGTTTGATGATCGAATGCAAACATTTAAAAATAAACCCTTACATGATTGGGCATCACATGGAGCTGATGCATTTAGATATGGTTGTTCTGTAGATGGACCAACCAGGACTGATTGGTTAAAGCCAATGCCAATTGATGTAAGATATATAGTATAGGAATAAAATGGCTAAAGGAAAACCACTATCAGATTTTGAAATCAAAGCAATATTAAGTGAACATATTAATAATTCATATGGATACTTTGATACAGAGCTTACTGACTCAAGAAGAAAAGCAACTGAATATTATTTTGGTGAAGCATTTGGTAATGAACAAGAAGGAAGATCACAAGTTGTTTCAACTGATGTAGCTGATACTATTGAATCTATACTACCATCATTACTTAGAATATTTACTGCTAGTGATAACATTGTAAAGGTTGATCCTGTAACAGAAGAAGATGTACAGATTGCAAAACAAGCAACTGATTATTTAAATCATATTTTCAATAAAGATAATAATGGCTTTGAAACTTTGTATTGTATGTTCAAAGATGCCCTTATTCAAAAAAATGGTATTGTAAAAGTATACTGGAATGATTCAGAAAATACTAAACAAGAATCTTATGAAAGATTATCTGAAGCAGAGTTCACAATGTTGCTTGACGAAGATGGCGTAGAAGTAAAAGAACATACAGAGTACAAAGACGAAACAGCTGCCAAACAAAAAAAGAACATTAAAGAACAAATTGAGAACGCAGCTCCTATAGAAGATACACAAAGTTCAATGATCATAGATCAAATAGATGACATACCAGTTCCTAATTTACATGATGTAGTTATTACAAGAACAGAATCATTTGGTAGAGTTAAAATAGAAGCTGTACCACCAGAAGAATTCTTAATTGAACGCAGAGCTAAGTCTATTGAAGATGCTAGTTTTGTATCTCATAGAACAACTAAGACAAGAAGTGAACTTGTTGAAATGGGTTTTGATGCTGACCTGGTTTATAGTTTATCTGAAAATAATTCACAAAGATACAATGAAGAAAAAGTAACAAGACACAGAAATCTTGATGATGATTTTGATAGATCAGTAGGTGATGAATCTACACAAGAAGTAGTAGTACTTGAATCATATATGAAAATAGATGAAGATGGTGATGGTATTGCAGAACTTAGAAAGATCACAAGCGCAGGCGATAATAACTACACAATCTTGGATGATGTAATTGTTGATTCAGTTCCTTTCTGTTCTATTACACCTATTATTGTACCACATAGATTTTATGGTAGATCAGTATCAGAGTTAGTAGAGGACATTCAATTAATTAAATCTACTGTTATGAGACAGTTGTTAGATAATATGTACCTAACAAACAATAACAGAGTTGCTGTTATGGATGGTCAGGTTAATCTTGATGATCTATTGACAAATAGACCAGGCGGAATTGTAAGAACTAAAACTGCACCAGGACAAGTTATGATGCCTATGCAGACACAAACTATTAATCAACAAGCATTTCCATTACTTGAATATTTAGATACTGTAAAAGAAAATAGAAGTGGTGTTACTAAATACAACCAGGGAATGGATACTGATTCATTAAATAAAACTGCATCAGGTATAAATACTATTCTATCACAATCACAAATGAGAATTGAATTGATTGCAAGAATCTTTGCTGAAACTGGTGTAAAAGAAATATTCAAAAAGATATTTGAATTAGTTGTTAAATTTCAAGATAAAGAAAGAATTGTTAAAATTAGAAATAACTTTGTTCCAATGAATCCTATGGAGTGGAGAGATCGTTGTAATGTAAGTATTCAAGTTGGATTAGGTACAGGATCAAGAGATCAACAACTTGGTATCTTGAATCAAATACTTAGACAACAAGTTGAAGCTATTAAATTACAAGGCTCACCAGCTGGTCCAATAGTTAATATGAATAATATATATAATACTCTATCTAAGATAATAGAGAATGCAGGACTTAAAGATGTTGGTTCATACTTTACAGATCCACAAACTGGTATGAGAAATATGCCACCGCAACAACCGCCTCAACCTACTGAGTTTGAAAAAGTATCACAAATACAAACACAACAAAAAGCTGCAGCTGCTCAAATGCAATATGAAAATAGAATGCGTGAGATTGAGATGAAGTACCAAAAAATGATGCTTGACTTTGAAGCAAAAATCAAAGAACTTGAGATGAAGTACGAGTCAGATATTGATGAGAAAGCAATCAAGCGAGAAGCTATGACACTTAAAGGAATATCTGAAAGCAATAAACAAATGTTAGATGCTGCAACAAAACAATTATTACAACCTCAACCAAGTAATACATCTATAGAATTAAATGTCGAACCTACAGAAAGAAGTTGATAGAGGTACTAGAGCCAAAGCAATACTTGAAGATAGTCTCTTCCAAGAAACCTTTGACTCATTAAAGAATTCATACGAAGAAGCAATATTTCAAACTGCTCCAAAAGATGATGATGCTAGATTAAAAATATACCTGGCATATCAAATTTTAGGAAAAGTTGAAAACCATTTCCGTACTATTATGGAAACTGGAAAACTTGCAGGTAAACAACTAGAAGAACTTCGCAAGAAATAAACACCAACCCATTCAGGGAGTGTAATATAAACACCAACCAATAAGGAGTGTACTATGGCTGATGAAGCTATGAATGTAATAGATGCTGGTAAAACCATTGCTGGTCTTATGAGCAATCAAACAACTGAAGAAGCACCTGCTACAGAACAAACTGAAGCACCTGCTGAAGCAGTTGAACAAAATCAAATTGATACTAAAGAAGATCAAGATGATGATACTGTAAATCCTAGTGATGTTCCATATATGAACCAGGAAGAAACTCCTGATGAAAATATAGAAACTGCTACGGAGAATGAAGCTGAACAAGATATTGATGAAAGTTCAGAGGAACCTTTTTATAGAGTGAAAGTCCAAGGACAAGAACTTGAGGTCACCCTTGATGAACTACTTCAGGGATACCAACGAGAAGCTGATTATACTAGAAGTAAACAAGACTTATCCTTAGAGAGATCAAGGTATAATGATTTGTTAAAAGAATCTCAAACAGAGATAAATCAAAAGCTAAGTAAGTTAAATGAATTAACTTCTGCTGCTCAATCACAGCTTAATGCTGAGTATGGCAACATAGACTTTGAACAACTATACGAAGATGATCCAGTCGAAGCAAGTAAGCTCGAACACAAAATGCGTAAGAGAGCTGAAAACTTGGAACGAATTCAATATGAGACACTGCAAGCTCAAAGTCTAGAGCTTAAAAAGCATATAGAAAATGAACAGCGTAAAGTTGTTCAACTTATACCTGACTTTGCAAACCCTCAAAAGAGTTCTGTTATGAAAGGTGAAATGAAAAACCTTTTATCTAAATATGGATTTAATGAACAAGAGATAAATACTGTTTATGATCATAGACAAGTATTACTTATTAAAGATGCTCTTGCTTATGATAAGATTCGTAAAGCAAATCCCAAAGTTAAAAAGAAAGTTGTTAATGCTCCTAAAGTTATTAAGTCTGGAACATCAAAAAGAAAAGCAGAGATTGATGCAAAACTTAAAGCTAATAAACTAAATCGTCTCAGAAAAACTGGCGAGGTAAAAGACGCTGCAAAACTTTTCAGAGACTTACTTTAAATAAGGAGGCCTTATGGCACAACCGACCAACTTGTACGATACGTACGATACTACTGGTATAAGGGAAGATTTAGTGGATGTGATTTATTCAATATCCCCTGAAGATACCCCTATACTTTCTGCCATCCCTAGAACAACTGCTGCTTCAACAAAGCACGAATGGCAACTAGATGCACTTGCTGCACCTGCTGCTAACTCAGTTATCGAAGGTGATGACGTAACAATTGATGCTATGGTTGCTACAACTAGAGCATTTAACTTCACACAGATTCAAGATAAAGCTATTGCATTATCAGGAACTCAAAGTGCAGTTAATGCTGCTGGTAGAGCTGACGAAATGGCATATCAAATTGCTAAAAAATCAAAAGAACTAAAGAAAGACATGGAATTTGCTCTTATTAAAGGACAAGTTCAAGCTGTAGGATCTGCTACTGCTGCAAGAGCTATGGGTTCTATTCCAACATGGATAGCAACTAATGGTGATGCAGGAACTTCAGGTTCCCTTTCTACTGGTTCTGGAACTGACTTACCTAACTCAGGTACAGACAGAGACCTTACTGAAACAATCTTAAAGACTGTTATCAAAGAGGTTTATGAATCTGGTGGAGACCTAGATCTTCTAGTTGTTCCGCCATCTGTTAAACAAGTTATCTCTGGATTTAATGCGAATACAACTCGTTTTGGTCCAGCAGAATCTAGAACAGAATATGCTGCTATTGATGTATATAGCTCAGACTTTGGTGATATTAAGTTAGTACCAAATAGAGTTATGGCTACGACTAGTGAAAGTCTATGTCTAATGCTACAATCTGATATGGCTGCTGCTGCTTATCTAAGAGACTTCCAAATTGCTGATCTTGCAAAGACTGGTGATTCTGAGAAGAAACAACTCCTAGTTGAGTGGACATTGGAAATGAGAAATGAAGCCGCACACGGTATCATTTTAGACATTAACCAATAATAATAATTAGGGTGGGAGCTTCGGCTCCCCCCTTTATTTTAAGGAAAAATTATGTATTATAAATTAAGTGGAGTAGTTAAAAAAGTAGACTATACAGGCACAGCTGCAAATAGTTCTGCTATATCTGCTCATGTAAGATATGTGAGATTGTATGCAACTACAGATTGTTTTATCACTATAAGTAATCCAGCTGTTACAGCAACTAGTGCTGCAACACCAATAGCTGCAAAAGATTATGAAGTATTTAAAGTTACTGAAGGAAATATTATCTCAGCAATCAGAGCATCAAGTGATGGCTCATTATACATTTCAGAATTAACGGAGTAACTATGACTGATTATAAATCACCAACTACTTTTAAATTAGGAACAACACAAACAGTTGCTGTTGGAAATTCATCAGCTGCTACATCAAATGCATTCTCTGCACAAACAAGAGAAATAAGAATTGTAACTACTGTAGATGCTTATGTTGAAATGAATGCAACATCTCCTACCGCTAGTTCATCTAGTATTATTGTTCCTGCATTTACACCTGAATATTTTAGAGTTACACCAGGTACAAAAGTTGCAGTACTAAGAGTTGGTTCTACTGATGGAACATCAAGAGTAACTGAATTATCACAATGACACTACTTTCTAGATTCTCGAAAAGAGGACAAGATAGATATAGAGATAGAAGAACAGATACACCAAATGATAACTTACAGTTAGAAGATGGTACATATATTTTACTAGAAGCTGGTGACAATATTAAATTAGAACAGGCAGTTGGTACTGTATTTAGTGGCAGACCTATTCCTAACTAATGGCTAAAAAAGCAAAGAGCTACGAAGCTCATATAAGGATAGCAAAGAGAACATCTATTGGAAATCCTAATAAAACAAAACTAAAAACTAGTTCTATGAATAAACACAAAAGATTAAATAAAGGATTATAAATGGCAGATAGTAAGATTTCAGCATTAACAGCATTAAGCTCACCAGCTAATGATGATGAATTTGTCGTAGTCGATACGGATGCAGGTTCAACAAAAAGAATAACATTTTCAAATTTAAATACAGCTATATCTTCTGTTGCTACAAGTATTGCTGCTGATAATATAACAACTGGTGATGCTGCTGTTACTATAGCAACAAGTTCTGGAAACATTACTATTGACGCGCAAGCTGGTGATACTGATATTATATTTAAAGGAACAGATAACACTTCAGATATTACAGCATTAACATTAGATATGTCAGAAGCTGGAGCTGCTGCATTTAATTCTACAGTTACTGCTACAGGATTTATTATTGGTAGTGCATCTATTGATGAAACAGAATTAGAAATACTAGATGGAGCTACTCTTTCTACTACTGAATTAAATTATGTTGATGGTGTTACTAGTGCTATTCAAGATCAACTTGATGCAAAACAAGCAACACTTACATTTGGTATAGCTAATACAAATGTACCCAAATTTACATCTGGTGTAGTTGATGATGATTTTTTAAGAATAGCTGGAACAACTGTAGAAGGTCGTTCTGCATCTGAAGTGTTATCAGATATTGGTGGTATAACTGCTAGTTCATCAGATACACTAACAAACAAATCAATAGACTCAGATAATAATACAATTACAAATATTGTAAATGCTGATATTAAATCTAGTGCTGCTATTGTATTTAGCAAGATGGAGAACCTTACAGCATCAAGAGCATTAGTATCGGATGGTAGTGGTGATGTTTCAGTGGCAACTACAACTTCAACAGAGATTGGTTATGTTAATGGCGTAACCTCAGCAATACAAACACAGTTAAATACTAAATCACATATAAATTACAATTTAACTAAAACAGCAAACTATACCGCTGTTGCTGGTGATAAAATATTATGCGATACTTCAGGTGGTGCATTTACAATTACGCTTCCTGCCAGTCCAAGTGCTGGTGATGAAGTTCATGTACTTGATGCAACTGCATCTTTTGATTCCAATAACTTGACAGTAGGTCGCAACTCAAAGAAAATACAAGGAGCTACTAACGACTTAACCATAACAACTCAAAATACTGGTATTGGTTTAGTATTCTACAATGATACTTATGGTTGGAGAGTTCTAGTTGATGCTTATGATGTTGATGTAACGGAGCTATAATATGGAAGATATTTACAATCCTAATCAAGATATCTATGTAGATAGAAGTGAACACAAACTTGTTGTAAAAAAGACACAGGATGTAACACCAATTCTTGAAGAAAACAAAATATTTCGAAATCATATACCTGAAGCACAAAAAGGTGACTTTCAAAGAATTGCACAAATACCATTGATTGCTCTACAAATAAAAACAAAAGAATTACATGGTCACTCTAACTGGTACAAATTAGATAAAGATCAACAAAGTGATGTAATTAAGAAAATGGTAAACAGTAACGAATTTCAAAACTTTAGAATTGGGAGTAAGAAGTTATAATGGCTTTAAATAATTACGCAAATTTAAAAATAGCAATAGCTAATTTCCTAGCTAGAGATGATTTAACATCTGAGATAGATGACTTTATAGATTTAACAGAAGCTGATTTTAATCGTAGATTAAGAATTAGATCAATGGAAACAGTAGATAGTTCATTTACTATTGATGCAGAAACAGAAGCATTACCAACTGGTTTCTTACAAGTAAGAAGTTTTGTTCTTACAAGTCCTACACCAGATAGAGCTTTACAAGTAATGACACCATTTCATCAAGCTAATACACAAGGATTTAATAATTCAGGTACACCAAGAGTATACTCTATTGAAGGTTCTAATTTTAGATTTAGTCCTGTTCCTGATACAGCTGCAACAGCGAGGTTAACATTTTATAAAGCCTTTGACAGTTTAAGTAGTACAACTACTACTAATCATATTCTTACAAATCATCCTGATGTTTACTTATTTGGTGCATTATATTTTGCATCTACATTTATTAGAGGTATGGATCAGGGAACTGTTGTACAATTTAAAACACAGTATGAAGCTGCTATAAAACAAGTAGAAGATGCAGATGATCTTGATAAATACAATGGAACTCCATTAGTACAAAGATCAGATATTAATATTAATAATTTAGATAACGTAGACTAATGCAATTACCTTTTGGAGAATGGTTACCAGATTTACCAAATCATGTGAATCCAGGTTCAACACAAGCATTGAATGTATTTCCTGCTGTAAATAGTTACAGACCATTTAAAGAAATTACTGCAACATCTAGTAACGGAACTACTGCAAGATGCCAAGGTGCAAAAGCATTTAAATCAGATAGTGGTGTAGTTTCTATATTTGCAGGTGATGCTACTAAACTATATAAACTAACATCTAATTCATTTGTAGATGAAAGTGGTGGAACTACATTTAGTTTTCCTGCTGATTCTTATTGGGATTTTATTAGATTCGGTGAAGTGATTATTGCTTTTAATGGTGATGATGCACCACAAGCCTGGACACTTGATGGATCAACTGACTTTGCTGCTCTTTCAGGATCACCTCCTGCATTTAGACATGCTGCTGTTGTAGGTAACTTTGTTGTTACAGGATATCAACCAACTGCACAAAACAAAGTACAATGGTCTAGTTTTAATAGTCCTACATCCTGGACTGCTGGAACTAATCAATCTGATTCAGAAACATTACCTGAAGGTGGTGTTATTACTGGAGTTACTGGTGGACAATATGGATTGATATTTCAAGAATCTCGTATTACTAGAATGGATTATAGAGGTGGTAATGTTGTATTTTCTTTTAGAAGAATAGAAGATAATAGAGGTGCTGTTCAAGGTAAAAATGTAATCCAAGTTGGAAACCTTGTATACTATTTATCTGAAGATGGATTTTATGTTACTGATGGATCTGCATCAAGACCTATAGGAGCTAATAAAGTTGATCGTTTTTTCTATAATGATTTAAAGTTTCACTTAAGAGAAAGAATTAGAGCATCTTATGATCACCAAAATAAATTAGTTATGTGGTCTTACCCATCTTCTACTGGAGCTAACTCAGGTACACAAAATGATAAGATATTAATATATCATATTGCTAGTGATAGATGGTCTGTCGTAGAATTAGATCATGAATGTATTATTGATTACTTATCACCTGGTTATACATTAGAAGAACTAGATGATTATCCAAGCGCAGGAACAAATGATATTGATGCTATAACTGTTTCATTAGATAATGCATTGTTTATAGGTGGACTTAGAAGTGTAGGTGCATTTAATACAGATCATAAATTAGGTTCTTTTGAAGGTGATACTTTAGCAGCAGAAATTGGTACAGGTGAAACTGAGTTAGTCAAAAATAATCGTGCATTACTAACTCATGTTAGACCTATTGTAGATACAAATTCTGCTACTTGTTCTGCATCATTTAGAAATAGAATAGCAGATACTCAAAGTAATACATCTCAAAATACTATGCATAGTACAGGAACTATACCATTTCATAAATCAGCACGATATTTTAAATTTAACTTACAAATACCAGCTGCATCTACTTGGACTGATGCACAAGGTTTAGATGTAGAAGCAATAAAAGAAGGATATAGATAATGTCAACATTTGATCAACTTGTAGCAAAATATAGAAATCTTAGTTATGGCAGATTAACTGCAAATAATCCATCAGCATTACAAAATGTTATATCACAAAATAATGGATTACTAGGAACTCAAATGATACCAGGCACAGGTAATTATTTTGAAACTATACCAGAAGATGAAATGAATTTTATAGATACACCATCAGGAAAAGTTGCACAAAATAGATTTAGAGTAGATCCTAATACTGGCCAAATAATCTTTGGAACACCAGGAGGACAACTTAGTGATAACACAGGAGTATATGATTCTAGTATTGATTATGGTGATCCAGGATATGCTAAAAGATTTGGTGGTACTAATTTTGATGGAAGTATGGATCCTATTGAAACTGAAACTGGACAAGTTGCAAAAAACAGAAGTGGTGGTGGAGCAGGACAAGAAAGAGATATGGCTGGTACACAATCAGGTCTAGAACGTATTGGTGGAATGAACCTTAAAATAAATCCAGTATCTGGTAGAATAGAAGTTCTTGATCCTAATTCTTTAGCGTCAAATTTCTTAACAGATTATAGTGCTTTATCACAATTTACTCCAGCAGGAATGTTAAGTGGTTTATTGGGTAGTAACTCTTATGGCAATCAACTAGATCGTATAAGAAGTCAATATGGAAATGCAATAGCAAACGAAATTGCAGCTACAGTGCAAGAAAGTTATAGAACTGGTTATGCACCATCTGGTGTATTATCTTCTGGTTTACAACCAGGTGATAAAGTTACAGTAGGAAACACTCCTGGATTTATTAATAGTCAAGGAAACTTCCAAGCTGGAACTCCAATAGGTGAAATTTCTACTACAACTGAAGATGATAAAGTAAAAACAAAAACTAAACCTGATAATGACAGCGCAGGAGAAGGTGGTGGAGGCGGAGGCGGAGGCTTCGGCGGAGACACCGCAGGACCAGGTACAGATGCAGGAACCACTGGTGGCACTGGTGGTAGACGTGGTGGAGCTGGAAGATATTAATGGCTAGTAAACAAAATTTAGAATATGTTTATAACTATCCTGCATATACTTTACAGGGTATATTATTATCTACATATGAATATCAATTAGTATCAGAAGATATTACTAATCAATTAGTAAGATATCATAACTCTGAAAACCAGGAGGTAGTATCATGGTTTCTTGCGTAAACTGTAATCACGAATGTCATTGTAGCAATAATGGACAATGTGCTGTATGCAAATGTTCTAACTGCGAACACGAAAATGCACTTGATGAATTTTGGAAAAGAGTAGAAGATGGCTCACACATACAAGAATAGTAAAGTTGATTTAACAACTACTGATGATACTTCATTATATGTAGTACCAGAAGATACAACTTCTATTATTAAATCTATTTTAGTATCTAATGATGATACAAGTAATGCATCTCATGTAACAGTAACATTATTGAATACTGCAAATGATGTATTTAGTTTATTTAAACAAAAGAACATAACAGCTAAAACAACTGAAGAATTATTAACTAGTCCACTAGTAATGAACACAGATGAAGATTTAAAATTTCAAGCAGAAAATGCTAATGATCTTCATGTGGTAATCAGTTATTTAGAAATTACATGACAGAACCTGTATTTATACCTACTAAAAATATCAATGAAGTTTTTCCTATGTGTAAAGATTCTATTGATAAAGCATTAAAATATTCAGGTAATCATTTTAATGTAGAAGATATTTATGATTCATTAACTAAAGGTGAAATGCAACTATGGATCCTATGGAATGTAAATAAAAAACAAAACTTTCAAGGTTGTGGAGTTACTAAGATTCTTCAAAGAACAAACTCAAAAGCATTGAATGTTTTTATTGTTACTGGTCGTAACAGAAAACAATGGCAAGATAAAATGACTGTTGTTGAAGATTATGCTAAACAACAAGGTTGTACACATATTGAAACATATGCTAGACCTGGTTGGTCTAAACTTTTAAAAAACCAAAATTATAAAATAACACACTATATACTAGAGAAAAAATTGGAGGAATAATATATGTCATCTGGCGGAGGAAACACACAGATTACTACTGAAAAACCATATGAACCATCTGAGCCATATCTACAAGATATAATGGCAGAAGCGGAAAACATTTATCAAAGTGATGCAGGTAAATCATATTTTCCAGGTTCAACTGTAGTACCATTTGCACCAGATACAGCTGCTGCTTTGGACTTACAAAGAGCTAGAGCTTATGACCTAATGGGTCCATCATCAATTTATAATACAGCTGTAGGCACAGCTACTGATGCTGCAACTGGAGCTATGGGAACTTCTTATGGAGGACCAAATCTTGGTATCGGTATTGGATCTAGTTTTATGAATAGACAATCTGGTGGTTTAGATAATGCTTATAATCAACTTACACCACAAGCTGATTATTTAAGTAATGTAAGAAGTGCAATTAGTAGTGATGTTATGGGAGATATTCAATCTCAATTTGGTGCTATGGGTAGAACAGGAACTAGTCCTGCTGCTCAAGCTGCTGCTAGTAGAGCCTTTACTCAAGCATATGCACCTATTGCCCAAAGTGCTGCTGAGACTGAAAGAACAAGACAATTACAATCTGGTGAGAGAGCAATTGGTAGACAATTTAGAGCTGATCAATCTCAAATAGGAAGAGAACAACAAGCATTAGAAGCTCAACAAAGAAGATTGTATGGAGCTAGTCAAGCCGATATAGGTCGTGGACAAGATGCAACTGAAGCTATGTTTAGAAGAAGAATGTCAGGAGCTAGTATGTTACCAGGATTACAAGGTGGTATGGATGAAAGAATGAACATGGGTATATCTGGACTTGGTGGAGTTGGTGCTGCTTATGAAGATTTAGCTGGTAGACAATTACAAGATCAGATAGCTAGATTTGATTATGAACAACAATCTCCATTTATGAGATTACAACAATACGCTAGTTTAATTAATCCAATTGCAGGTAGAGGTACATCTCAATATACAACTGGACCATCTGCTAATCCATTACTATCAGGATTAACTGGTGCATACATGGGATCACAAATGTTTGGTGGTAATCCATATGGTATGGCTATTGGTGCATTAGGCGGAATATTAGGATAGGAGATTATATGGTACACAAACCTGGACACAATTCAACAGTAGGTAGTTTTTCTACTAACTTACCTTTTCAATCATCTAGATTTACAGATCTAGGACCAACACAAGAATATAGAAGAGCTACAGGTCAAATGACTTCTGATGATAATCAAAATATTTTAACTCAACAAATGAATGCTCCTCAAAGAAAAATAACTAAACAAGTTAAACCTACACAATCTGATATTAGTTCTCTTATTGGTACTACTGGCAATCAACAAATTAGTGATTTAAGTTTAGATTTATCATCAACATTAGAAACTAACAAAACTAAAGATGATTCTTTCTTTGGAAAACTAACTGGTATAGCTCAAAACTTTTCAGATAATATGTCATCACCAGGTTTTTATGAAGCATTAGTTATGCATCAAACAGCTAAAAATGGTGGAGACTTTACTGATGTATTACTTTCAGGAATTAAAGTAAGGCAACAAACTCAAGATAGATTATTTAAAGCAGCTTATAATAATGCTAATTTAGAACGAATACAAACAGGAACAGATCTTAATAAAACAAGATTAGAACAATTAAATAATCCAGAAACAAAAACAACTGCTGATAAAATAGTTACAGGTGATGATGGTCTTAAATACTTTTTAAAAGCTGATGGTAGTTATGAAAGAGTTTTTCCAGGACAAGAGAAACCAACTACTGAAAAAACTGCAACTGATGAAGGACCATTTCCAAAAGACTTTAATTTATCTAATGTAACTAAAAGTGTTAAAAACTACATAAAAGGAGAATACTTTCCAGGACAAGATTTAAGTGAAAACATAGAATTAAATAGTCAATTAAATACTATGTCAGATAGAATTGCTAATGAAGTTGCTCCATTAATTAAAGACATGGGTATTAATAAAGCTATAGCATCTGTTGTAAATAAATATGAAGCAGGTGGATCTTTTACAGAAATACCAGCATCTGGTCAAGGATTCTTTGATGGACCAGCTATACCTGCTAGACCAACTATTGATTTATCTGCTGGTTCGCAATCAGATCCATTAGAACAATTAATAGAAGCTAATATGAAAGCTAACCCTGAGATGTCAAGAGATCAAGTTGTTGCAGAAATTATGAAATTAATTAACGCTAACAAAAATATGTAATGGCTTTTAAGTTTGTATATCCTAAAAATATTGCAAGTACTGCAACTAAACTAGCTCCTGCTACATCTAGTACTTTAAGTATTAATGAAGATCTAGGAACAAAACCATTTACATTTGTTACTGATTTTAGTTTAACTGATGAATATAACAGAGCTACACAAGAACCAGATAAACAAGGATTTCTAGAAACACTTAAAAGTCCTTTCGAACTATGGAGATATAATAGTTTACCTGTAGCAGCATATCAAATAGCTAGCGGTGAAACTAAAGGTAAACAAGCTCAAGAATCATTTGACTGGTTACAATCAAACCCAGATATTAAATCTGGTGATGAATATGATTATCATACAGCTATGTATCAAAGATATGGTTATTCACTATCTACACAACCATTTTCATTTGAAGCAGTAAAAGAAGGTATACAATCTAATCCAGCTATGTTTGCTGGTGAAATGGTGAATTCTTTAGTAGCTGATCCTTATTTATTAATACCTTGGTTTTGGGGTGGATGGGCAGTTAAAGCTGCACAAGCTACTAAAATAGGTATGCAAGTTTCATCTGTTATACCAAGAATTACTAAAGGTACACTAACTGCTGCAGCTGCTACTCCAACACTTGCAACTTACAGTACTATTCAACAACTATCAGAAACAGGTGAACTAGATCTTCCTCGTATTCAAGGAGAAGTAATGACTGGTGGTCTAGCTGCTTTTGGACTTGGAATGATAGGTGCAGGAGCATCTAATAAAGCTAGTAAAATATTAGGTGTTACTCATGATGAAGTAAATTTTAAAATGAAAAGAGGAATTGATAGGCTTGCAGAACAAGGAGATCCATGGGCGCAAAGAATTATAAAAGATTCTAAAGATGGTGTTAAAGTATTTGATGATAGTTTACAGAGTATATTAGATGACATTGAAACATCAGACTTAAATATAAATTTAAAAGATATAGATATTAAAACTACAACAAAAGAATGGAAAAACAGTAAATACAAAAATACGTTTGATGATCTTAATGATTATGTAGGTTTTAAAAAAGAACTTAATAAAGTTAATGCTAATAAAAAGTATGATAAACTACCTGATGATGTAAAAGATCGTAAAGCAAGAATAGAATACATTAATAAAAAAACTCAAGTAAACAAAGTCAAAGAAGCAATGCTTGATGAAATTATGCCTGATGTAAGAAACTCTTACAATCAAATGTTATTAGGCGGTGTACAAAAATATTTTAAGATACAATCTATTATTGATAATAAAGCATTGTTAAGATCAATCGAAACAATGGGAGCTGCTGGTCTAGCTGGTGGTGTTGGATATTACATGTCCAATCCAAAAGATGGAGCATTCTGGAATGGTTTTGCTACAGCAGCAGGTGCTGTTGGTTTATGGAAAACTGGTGGATCACTCTATGCAAGACATAGAATGTTAAAACAAGGTAATAAATTAGTTACTAGTTCATCTGATGAAATAGCAAATAGACTTAAAGATATTAAAACAGATTTACCAGAAGGTGTAAAACTAGAAGATATAGGTCTTGCATCTACTCCAGAGTTTTATACAAATCCTAATATTAAAAAAGCAGATATTAGAAGATTAGGTAGAGCTGAAGAAATACAACTAGCTAAAGGTGAAATAATGACTGGATATCTATTAGATGGATATCGTAGTGCTGTACAAATTTCTGCAATAGATTCTAATAGAATGAAAGAAGTTGTTGTTTCAAAAGTACCTGACATAAAAAGAAGAGAAGCTATAACAGCATACTTACAAGAAGATGTAAAAACTACCAAACTATCAGCTACAGAATTAGAAGTAGCAAATGATATAAAAAGAGTTCTTAATGAAATGTGGAAAGTAACTCAAGGTACAGAACTTAAGTTTGATTTCTTTAAAAACTATTTACCTCAATATTGGAAATTTAGTAAAGCAGGTGGAGATAATCTTGCAGATCCAACTTTATCTGAGTCACTTAAAAAACTAATATTAGATACATCTAAAAGAGAAAACACTTTATCAGGTAAAACAATATCTGAAATGGATAAGTTCTTTCCATCATATAAAGCAGGTATACAAGCAGGACTAGAACCTCTTACATTAGATGTTGCTGATATAATGACTCGTTATATTAACAGTACAACTAGAGCATTAGCTCAAAGACGATTAGTTAATATGATTTCTACTTATAGAATACCTGGTCGTAATGATGGTTTAGGTAATAATGCTAAATTAATGTATGATAAATTACCAACTGGTTTAGCTCATCCTGAAGATTATGTACAATTCTATCATCCTGCTTTTATTAAAGGATTAACAGATCCAAGTAAGTATACAAAAAAACAATTATTGGATATGTCTCCTTATGTATTAAGGGAAGCAGCTCCAACACTTAGAATGTTATTTGATGCAAGAACTGACGGAGCTATATTTAGAGCTATATCTAATTTAAATTTTTTACAAAAAAGATTTAGTGTTGGTTACTCATTCTTCCATGCAGAAACTTTAATTAACAATATGATGTATACTGGTTTTAGACCAGTGTATTCTGTGCAAACAGGTTTATCTGCTACAGGATTAGGTAATATATTTAAACATTTGCCTGGCGGTAAAATGATAGTACCTCAATGGGAGAATACATCAGCTAGAGCTATGTTAAAAAGCGGTGGACATTATGATATGTTAAAAGCTGCAACTAAAGCTGGTGTAGAATTTTCACATCCAGATGATATACCAGTTAATAGATTCTTTAATATGTTTAAAGGAGCGCAATCATATCTTGATAATAAAATACCTTATGCAGGATACCTTGCTAAACAAGGAATTGAATATGCAGTTATAAAACCATTTCAATACATAGATAGAGTAACTTGGGATCGTGTATTTAATGTTGGTAAATTATATGCGTTTCAAACTAACTTAATAAAATTAATGGATGATCCAAAACTTGCAGATATACCATTAAGAATTAAAATGCAAAGAGCAGCCACTGCTACAAATGATATGTATGGTGGTCTTAATTGGATGCAACTATATAGAGATACAACAGATCCATTTTTAAGAGAATTAAAAAAACATGCATATAGTCCTAAAGGTCGTAGATGGCAACAATTATTGTTATTTGCACCTGATTGGACAACTGCAAACTTTAGAGTGTTAGCTAGTGCTATGCCTGGAATAGGTAAAGATCCAATGGCTAGAAAACTCTATCAAGCATATGCTTTAAGAGCAGGTATTATACTTGCTACTGGAGGAAGTGCTTTACAATATATGTTTACTGGTAAGACATTATGGCAAAATGATGATCCTACTAGAGTAGATTTAGGTAATGGTTATAGTTTAACTTTATCAAAACAATACTTTGAACCATTACATTGGGCAACTGCACCACTTAAAACTGCTCTTAGTAAACAAGGCTCTACACTTAAACTTGCAGAGCAATTCTTTTTCAATAAACAATACTTGACTTCACCATGGCCAAGTCCTATAAGCAAAGCAGATGTATTCTCTTTACAGAGATTAGCTGATTATTCAGGACAAGCAGCTATGAGTATGGTTCCTTTTGGTTTAAGAAAGATTGTTGAAGAAATAGTAGATGGTGACAAGATTACCATTCAAGAAGCTGCTGGGTTTTTACTAGGTAATCTAGGACACCCAATGTACAAAAATCCAAGAAAACCAAAATACCCTGGATTTATAGAATTTAGAGATTCTGTAGATTACACATTAGGGTTTAAATAATTAATAGGAGGAAAACACTATGGCTGGAACAGGCGTAGGTAAATTTAGTTCAACTGCTGGTAACAATACTAGCAACATGACTGTAAACTTTGCAGAGAATATGGCACCAAGTAATGTCAATAATGCTGCAAGAGAATTGATGGCACATATCTATGATATGTACAAACAATTAGGTGATGGTTACTTTGAGTATGGTGACGGAGATGCTACATATACTGTAGCTAGATCCGATGCTGATACTATAACTATAACTTCAGCATCTGATATTTCATCAATATACTTTCCAGGTAGAAAGATAAGAATCACTGATGGTGGTGCTAATGTTGTCGAAGGCACAATAGCATCTTCTTCACACTCATCTACTACTCAGACTGTAAACCTTACAGGTATCTCGTTGGCTTCTGGTACTCCTACAAAAGTTGAACTTGGTATAGATACAGCTGCATTTGGTGGAAGATTAATTCTTGATGATGATGGCGATAGTTATATTGAAGCTCCTACTGATGATACTATTGACTTCTATGCAGGTGGTACAAAGATAGGAACCTTTACTGCTACTACTGTAGATTTTAATGATGGTGTTACAATTACAACTGCTGATAACTCAGACACACTAACACTAAAATCAACTGATGACGACACTGCTGAAGGTCCTGTATTAAAATTTACTAGAGATCCCTCTGGTGTTGCTGATGGTGATTTACTTGGAGCAATTAAATTTGTTGGTGATGATGCTGGTGGTAATGCAACAGATTATTTTGAACTGCAGTCATCTATTGGTGATGAAGGTGCTGGTTCGGAAGATGGTCGTTTAACTTTTTATGGAATGGTTGGCGGAACTGCAAGAAATGTTTTAGATATAACTCATAGTAATATTGTATTTAATCAAGACTCACAAGACATAGACTTCCGAGTAGAATCTAATGGTGTTGGTCATATGCTATTCGTTGATGGTGGTAATGATAAAGTAGGAATAGCTTATTCAGCTCCTGTTTCAACATTAACAGTTGGAGGTCAAATCACAGCCACAGCTGGTGCGGTTTCTGCTCCAACTTATTCGTTTCATAGCGATACTAATACAGGAATGACTAGACCAACAACCGACACACTTACGTTAGTTACTGGTGGTTCTGAAAGAATAAGGATAGATAGTTCTGGAAAAGTCGGCATAGGTGCAACCACGCCCGCTCAACAATTATCAATCTTAAACGACCAAAATACTGATACAGCAATGAGAATTAGTAATGGAACAGCAGGAACTGCGGCTAGATCAACAATATTTTTAGATGTTGATGGTGGTGGTGCTCAGTTAATGGCTGTAAATGCAAGTTTCTCAACTTCTGGTCCATACATAGCAGACAATGTTACATTTGTTTCTGATACTGCTATGACAAATGGAATGACCATTGGAACAAGAAGTTCTGACGGTAATGCACATTTAAGATTTTATACTCAAGACTCACAAAAACTAAAAATAAACTCAACTGGCGGATTAATTAATACGATGCCAATTAATGATGTATATGGAATAGATAATCAAATAACCCCTAGTAGTGGTAACTTATATGCTCAAAAAAATACATTTGAAAATCGTTCACCAGATGACAATACAAGTAGTTTTTATTGGGGAAATGATAATGTAACAGCTAGATTTGGTGTTTATTCAGATGGTGATGTTCAAAATCACGATAACTCTTATGGTGCGTTTTCTGATGAAAGAATTAAACAAGACATAAGAGATGCTAATTCACAATGGGATGATATAAAAGCTGTTAAAGTTAGAAACTTTAAAAAGAAAGATGATGTAAGACAATATGGTGATAAGGCTTGGGAACAAATAGGAGTAATTGCACAGGAAATGGAAGCTGCTGGAATGGATAAATTAATTAAACACTCTAACCCATCAGCAGGAGATATTATTTCATCATCGGAGTTTGGAACTCTTTGGACAGCAGATGACCCAGAAACTCAAGACGCAGTAGAAGAAGTTTTATACACTGCTGATGACCCAGAAACACAAGATGTTCTTTACACAGCAGATGATGTTGAAACACAAGATGGTTTTTATACTGAAGAAGATGAATTGCCAGAAGGCGTTGAAGTAGGTGATGTAAAACCAGCTGCAAAATCTGTTGGTGATGTAAAAGAATACGCTACTGCTTCAGTAGGTGATATTAAAATTGAAGCTCAACCATCTACTGCACAAATTGGTGAAATAAAAGAAATTAAAGCTCAAGTTAAAAAAATTGGATATTCAGTATTATATATGAAAGCCATTAAAGCATTACAAGAAGCTATGGATAGAATTGAAACACTTGAATCAAAAGTAGCAACCCTAGAAGGAGAATAATATGTTCACATTAGACAACAAAGAATATGACGAGACTAAATTATCTGATAAAGGTAAAGCACTATATCAAAAACTAATGAAAATAGGTGCTGATAAATTTGATCTAGATATTCTTGCAAACCATTATACAACGCTTCTACAGGCGGAGTTACCTAAAGAAGAAGAAAAAAGTGGAACAGGAGAATAG